AAGTAAAACAGAATATGCGCGGGACAGGGGCATGACCCCGGCCCGCCGTATATAGAGCTTCCAGAAAGCCGTCACCTCGGGCAAACGTCCGGGGCGGCGGCTTTTTGCGGCTCTCCATCACAATTCAGATTGCCGACGACCATATCGGCAGACCCGCCGACCATAGCGGGAGAAAGGATCAGACATGGACGAGCAAGCAGTAGAAAGCACCACCGTGGAGGAAGACGGCTTTGATATGTCCGGCTGGGACGACGAAGTCGAAACAGAACCCGCGGAGGACGCGACCGAGGAGACGGGCGAGACGGAACAGGAGACCGGAGCCGACGGGGCAGACCAGCCCGATGGCGAGGGAGCCGGGGAAGACAAGCCCGAAGAGACGGACGCACAGCCCGAACCGAAGCCCGGGGCGGATACCCTCGAGCTGAAGTACATGGGCGAGACAAAGACTGTCGGGAAAGAGGAAGCCGTGGTGCTGGCCCAGAAGGGCCTGGACTACGACCGCATCCGGCAGGAACGGGACAGCATGTCCGCGGAGCTGGAGGGACTGCGGGCCGACAAGAACAGGCTGACGGAGTACGAGGATTTCCTGTCGGCGCTGGCGAGTTCGGTCAACATGGACATTCCGGCGATGATGGACAGCACGCGGGCCAAGATGCTCGTGGCGGCGGAAAAGCGCAAAGGCAACGTCATCACCGAGGACTTCGCCCTTCAGAGGATCAAGTTCGAGAAGGAGAAGGCCGAGTTCGAGAAGTCGAAGGGCGACTCCGGCAAGCAGCAGGCCGACAAGCCTGAGGAGAAGCCCAAGACGGAGAACACCGAAAACGAGGCCGCGAAAGCCAGGCGCAACGACGAAGCCGCCGCGTTCCTGAAGGATTTCCCGGAAGTGGACCCGAAAACGATTCCCAAAGAAGTCATTAACCAGTGGATGAGCGGCACCCCGCTCTCCGTAGCGTACATGAAGTACGAGAACCAGAAGCTCAAGGCCGAACTGGCTGCCGAGCAGCAGAACCAGAAAAACAGCAAGCGGACGACCGGCAGCTCCAAAACGGCGGGAGCCGGGCGGACCGCGCAGGACCCGGTCTTCGCGGGCTGGGACGATTAGAAAGGATGATATAAATGCCGAACTATGCGGCCAAATTTGATCCCAAGGTAGCCGAGAGATTTACTCAGCAGAGCTACACCAAGGGCGTCGCGAGCAACGCCTACTCTTTCGAGGGTGTCCGCATCGTCAAGATCTACAGCGAGGACACCTTCGCCTTCGCCAACTACACCCGCAGCGGCTCCGACCGCTACGGCACCGTGCACGACCAGACCGACTCCATCCAGGAGCTCGAAATGACCCAGGACAAGGGCGTGTCCATCGTCATCGACAAGGGCGAGAACATCGAGAAGATGAACACCCAGGGCGCGAACCGCCAGCTCAAGCGCGAGATCGACGAGCAGGCCATTCCGATGTTTGATAAGTACTGCTTCGGCGTCTGGGCCAAGAACGCGGGCAACGTGGTGCCCTACACCACCGCCCCCAACGTCAACACCATGATCACCAACGTGCTCGACATGACCGAGAAGCTGGACGAGAGCTTTGTCCCCGAGAGCGGCCGCACCCTGTGGGTCACCAGCAACGGGTACAAGCTGATCAAGGAGAACCCCCAGTTTATCTACACGGACAAGCTGGCGCAGAACACCCTCGTCCGCGGCCAGGTCGGCGAGCTGGACGGCTTCAAGGTCGTCAAGGTCGCCTCGCAGTACTTCCCGGCCGGCGTCGACGCCATCGCCGCCCACAAGGGCAGCATCCTCAACCCGATGAAGCTGCAGGACTACAACCTCCACCACAATCCTCCCGGCGTGTCCGGCGACCGCATCGACATCCGTCTGATGTACGACGCGTACGTCCTCGACGCCAAGGCCGGCGGCGTGTGCGTGCTGGCCAACAACGCCAATGTGGCCGCGGCTCCGACCCTGTCCTATAACGGCACCTCCAAGGTGGCGGGCGTCGCGTTCACCGGCTCGAAGGCGTGGTACACCCTCGACGGCTCCGATCCGCGCTGCTCCGGCACCGCGGTGGAGATCAACGCCAACGCGGCCTCCATCAACGCCAACGGCGCTGTCGGCCCGCTGCGCGCTGTGGTATACGATGGCAACAAGGCCGTCGCCTACCGCTCCAACTCCCTGGCGCTCGAATAATCCAAACCTGAGGGGGCGGGGACTTCCCCCGCTCCCTCTCCGTAAATGAAAGGAAGTCCTATGAGACTCGACGTGATCATACCGGCATATGAAGCGCACGACACCATCGACCGGGCCATCGCCTCCGTCATGATGCAGAAGATCGACGAGGGCGACGAGATCCAGATCCTCATCGTCAACGACGCATCCCCGAGCGGGAGCTACCACGATTGCGCGAAGTACTGGGCGGCGCTGGGGAGGTTTCCCGTGGCCGTCATCGACCGGAAGAAAAACGGCGGCTGCGGCCAGGCGCGGCAGACGGGCATCGACGCGGGCGAAGGGGACTGCTTCACGGTCCTCGACGCGGACGACGTACTGGGAAGCCCCTTTGCTTTGCGCGTCATGCTCGACGGGATGAAGCTGGACTACGACGTGGTCATGGGCCAGTTCGTCGAGGAGACGGCGGAGAAGACCATGATCACCCACGGGGCCAACTGGGTGTGGATGCACGGCAAGTGTTACGCCAGGAAGTTCCTGCGGGAATACGGGCTGCGCTTCAACGAGACCCGCTACAACGAGGACGTCGGCTTCAACTCCGTGGCGCACAACCTGACGGAGAACGTGCTGTACGTCCCGCAGGTCGTGTATATCTGGGAGAACCGCAGCGACAGCACCGTCCGGGCGAAGCACGACCACTACTGCCACGGCTACGGCTGGCGCTCGTTCGTCGACAACATGGTCTGGGTCGAGGAGGAGCTGCGGAGCCGGGAGGTCGAACGGGAGAAGATCGCGGACTTTCTGGCGCAGGCCGTGGCCCGGATGTACTGGAACACGCAGGACGGGCACGAGACTCTGCCGGAAGAGGAAGAAAACAACTGGCCCGAGATGAAACGCTTCTGCCGTGCGGCGATGCTGCGGTACGCCGACATCCTCGACATGGGGAAGCTGCGCGAGGGCTATTTCAAGGTCGCGGCCGAGACGCCCATGACGTCGGTGCCGTACATGACATTCGACGCATTTCTTGAAAGACTCGGCTACACGGAGGTGATAGCGACATGACAACGGCACAGGACGTGTTCGACGCTGCGATGGGCCTGATGGACGAGGTCAACGAGACCACGGGCGAGACCGACACCGTCGACACGAAGGAATACAAGAACCGCACGCTGTTCATCCTCAATATCCTGAGAGGGGAACTGTATCCCTACAGCGACGGCTACGACCGGGACACGGACGGGGCGCGGCCCATCGCCCGCATCGTGGAGGACTTCGACTCCGGCCTGCCGCTGGACGACTACATCTGCCAGACGGTGCTCCCCTACGGGCTGGCGGCGCATCTGCTGCTGGACGAGAACCCGTCCGCGGCGGCGTTCTACAACCAGCGCTACGAGGAGCTTAAGGCCCAGCTCTCCCGCGGTCTGCCGTCCGTCAGCGAGGATATCTACGACGTCTACGGCGGCGGGCTGCGGTACAACGAATTTTCGAGGTGGTAAGGCATGGCGACGATCAGCGCGACGACAAGTGAAAAGGTCTTCGCTATCAACGCTTTTCGCGGCCTGAACCAGAACCCGGACGGCGACACGAAGCTCAAGCTGGGCGAGGCCTCCATCATCGACAACTTCCGCATCACCCGCGACGGGAACCTCCAGCGGCGGCCCGGCACCCACACGGAGATCGACATGGAGCTGGAGTACCCGGTCAAGGGGCTGTGGACCGGATTCGTTGGCGGTCACGAGTACATCCTCGGTGCGTGCAACGGGAAGCTCTACAAGTTCTGGGCGGATACCACGCAGACCTTCGCGGCCTCGGAGATCGGGGCCATCGACACCACGACGGCCGTGACCATCTTCCCGTTCTCGAACATCGTGTACATCCTCGACGGGAAGAAGTACCGGCAGTGGGACGGGACCACCTACAAGGAGGTGGAGGGCTATGTGCCGCTCGTCTACATCGCTATCCCGCCCGCCAACAGCGTCGACGAAAGTTCTGTACTGGAGAACGTGAACCGGCTCACGGCGAAGCGGCGGGTGTGGCTGTCCCCGGACGGGGCGGGCGACACCTTCCAGATGCCGGAGAAGGACCTGTACAGCATCGACTACGCCGTGCAGACGAGCGACGGGACGACGGTCGTGCCGTATGTGACGCCGGACGCGACGAGCCTTGCCAACGGGACGATCACGTTTACCAGCGCTCCGGGGCAGGCGGTCAACAGCATCGAGGTCGGCTACACCGTGAAGAACGATTTCCGGTCTCAGGTCGAAGGCAACAAGTACGCCGAGCTGTTCGCGGGACAGCAGGACACCCGGGTGTTCCTCTACGGGGACGGGACGAACCGGACGATCTACTCCGGCATCGACTACAACGGGGACCCGCGGGCGGACTACTACCCGGATTTGTACGAATGCCGCGTGGGCGACGCCAACACGCCGATCACCGGGATGATCCGGCACTACTCCAGCCTTGTCTGCTACAAGACGGCGAGCACCTGGATGATCACTGCGACGAGCCTGACGCTGGCGGACAACCTCGACATCCCGGCGTTCTACGTCCAGCCGGTGAACCGGGAGATCGGCAACGCCGCGCCGGGGCAGGTGCGGCTGGTGCTCAACAGCCCGTACAGTCTGTTCGGCAACGACGTGTACCAGTGGACGAACAGCTCATACTACACGTCGAACCTGACAAGCGACGAGCGTCAGGCCAAGCGGATCTCCGACCGGGTCTGGGCGGCGCTGGACAAGTTCAGCACGGAAGAATGTTACTGCTTCGACCACAACGCGGGGCAGGAGTACTACGTCTGCTGGAACAACGAGGCGCTGGTCTACAACTACGCCGCGGACGCGTGGACGCATTACAAGGACTTCCCGGTATCGTGCATGATCAGCTTCAAGGACGAGGTGTACATCGGGACCCCGGACGGGAAGCTGAAGCATCTGGCGGACAAGTACCTGGACGACGACGACGTGCCCATCAGCGCGTACTGGGAATCCGGGTCCATGGGCTTTAATCAGGACTATATGCGGAAGTACAGTGCCCAGGTCTGGGTGGCCGTGGCCCCGGAGGGCAACAGCGAGATCTACGTCTCCGCGATCACGGACCGGCAGGCCGGCCTGAAGGAGCGCGTCATCAACGTCAGCGCGGAGGGCGGGCCGAACTTCGGGACGTGGAGCTTCCTCGACTTCTCCTTCGGCATCACCCAGCGCCCGAAGATGAAGAGGCTGAAGATCAAGGCGAAGAAGTTCGTTTACTACAAGCTGACGTTTTCCTGCATCGCGGCGAACACCAGGGCGACCGTTCTGGCCGCGGACATCCGTGTGAGATTCACGGGTATGGCGAAATAAGGAGTGAGAATATGGCAAGTACATTTGCGTTGACCCCGATGCCCGAAGCGCTCGTGAGCATCATCAGCGTCCTCGGCGACAACCCGAACACGGACGACGGCCTGACCGCGTCGCAGCTCAAAGCGAAGTTTGATGAGGGCGGGAAGAACATCAGGACCTTCCTCAACGGCACGACGTTCGAGGAACTGAAGACGGAGATCCGCGCCATCGAGGACAAGAAGGCCGGCACGGCGGACATCAGCGACGGGGCGGTCACGACGGCGAAGCTGGGAAGCGGGGCCGTGACCACGGCGAAGCTGGACAGCGGGGCCGTGACGGAGGCGAAGATCGACACCAACGCGGTG